ACTGCTTTGATCTCTGGAAGATCTTATGCAGGATCAGCTGGGTAAGTAAATGAATTTTAACACCACCGGTGGCGCTGTTGCTCCCAAAGACGGAAATGCTGGTGGAGGCTACGGAAGATTAGGGACGGGTCACCCTGCACAAGGAAGAACGCAGGGAATGACCTATTCTCTTTATCAGTATTTAGAAGAAGAAGAATCTGATCCCGAGCTTGTTGAAGATGAAGTTGGAATGGATAGAGACGTCATCAATGCAATTCGATCTGCAACAGATTCTGGTGCTTATAGAAATCCAAATAGAAGCGGGAGAGCTGATCGCTCTGCTGGAGATGGTAGAAATCAATTAGCACAGATGGGTATTAATGAAGATCATACGACCCCTGTTATGAAAGGAATTTCTCCTCGTCTAACTTATAGACAGAGAGATTCACACGGAACTGTCCCAAAAAATACTAAAGGTCCTGCTTTTGGAACTCAATCGACAGCACAGTATATTAGAAATAAACCCGGAAGAATAAGCGGAACTCAGTTTGGAACTTCCAGAGCACCACTTCCTCGTCACGACGAATATGATGATAGTGTATTCTCACTATTCGATCTAAAAGATCCTATGGAACGATCTTTTCTTTATCATCAAAAAAGAGTCAATAGAGTAAAAAATCTTATAAAAGAGATCGAAGAAGAATAAATAAGAGTAAGTTTAATTTTCAACATATAGTTATTTTGATTAAGAGGTTATTATGTCAAACAAGATTTTTGAAGAAGCAATCGCAGATGCCAAAAAGCTTCGTGAAGTAGCTGAGGCTAATGCCAAAAAGGCTGTTTTAGAAGCAGTTACTCCAAAAATTAGAGAATTTATTGAATCTGAGCTTCTTGAAGGACAAGAAGTTGAAGAGGAAGTTGAAGAAGAGGAAGTTGAAGAGGAAATTACTCTCGATGAAGCAGCTCTTCAAAAACTTTCTACCCTGCTGGGATTAGACACAACGAAAGATTTAACAGAGTCAGCAAGTACGAGAATGGTCTCTGAAGCTGCTCGTACTGCTTATAATACTCTGACCGAAAATCAGAAATTAGAGTTGAAAACAATCGCTGATAAAATTAATCAAACAAAAAGAACTTTATCTGGTGATAGAATAAATAATAAAGAAACGCATCTAAAGGAGAATTCAAAGATGAGCGAAAAATATTACGAAGTTGATCTCAAGGCTTTACGTGAAGCTGTTGAAGAAGAACTACATCGTGCCATGGAAGGCGATGAAGTGGAAGAAGAAGGATATCACTTGGAAGAAGAGGATGAGCTTGCAGAAATGCTTCAAGAGCTTAAACTCATCTTAGACCTCGGTGATGACATCGAAGAAGACCAGATTCCTGAAGAACTCCGCGGAATGGTGGAGGAGGAAGAGGAAGAAGACGAAGAAGGTCTTGAGATGGAAGAAGAAGGCGAAGAAGAAGGCGAGGAAGAAATGGACTTTGGCGCTTTCACTTCTGGACCTGAGGAAGAAGGATCTGAGGAAGAAGTCGAAATTGATGAGACTATGCTCGCTGAAGAAATCTTAAGAATTCGCAAACTTGTCCGCGAGGGCAAGATGGATCACCACTTCGGAGGAAAAGGCGAAGGAAAGTCTGGCGTTGATGGATCCTTCGGAGGAAAGGGCAGTGGCAGAGCCGGTGTCCAGAAATCATTTGGCGGCGGTCAAGAAGGAAAGGATGTTATCACCAATCCTCCCGCCATGAACAAACTTGCGGAAGCATTCCGCGATGAGCGCCGCAAGAATCGTGCGCTTTCTGAGAAACTGGGTAAATACAGAAGTGCTGTTGATACTCTTCGTGAACAGTTGGAAGATCTCAACCTTTTCAATGCTAAGCTACTCTATGTCAACAAGCTTCTACAGAATAAGAACCTTAACGAGTCTGAAAAGAAGTCCGTTATTAAGGCTCTTGATGAAGCAAACAGCTTAAGAGAAGCCAAGTCATTGTACAAGTCCCTAACAGAGACCTTTGCTCGCGGCAACGCTAAGCCTCTAACAGAGTCTCGCAACCGTGGGTCTTCTTCAAGACCTACAACTTCGTCAGCTCCCAAGCAGGGCAACGCTCCTGAACTTGATCGCTGGCAGAGATTAGCAGGTTTGAAGAACTAATTTAGTTCACAGTTAAAACAAAAAGACATTAAATACATTAAAGGAGTTAAATATGTCACGTTCATTTAGTTTACAGCAGTTGACAGAAGGCATTCGTGATCGTCACGTTGGTGCTGAAAGCAACAGATTAATGGAGAAGTGGTCACGCACTGGTCTTCTCCGTGGCCTCGACGATCATCGTCGTGAGACCATGTCACGTCTACTCGAGAACCAGGCTGCTCAGGTTCTTCGTGAGGCCAACGTTTTAGGTTCAGCTGGTTCTGATTCAGGTCAGGTTGATGGTTTCTCAAACATCGCCTTCCCTATCGTTCGTCGCGTTTTCGGTGGCTTGGTCGCCAACGAGCTCGTTTCCATCCAGCCCATGAGCCTTCCCTCAGGTCTACTATTCTACCTTGACTACACCTACGGATCAGACGTTGGTGGTGATACTCTTGGTTCAAACGAAGCTGCTGCTGCAGGTTCAGGTACAAACGTTACCTACGCTAAGGGTCAGTCACTCTACAACAACCCCGCCGGCGCTTCTGTCCGCACCGGTTCAGATGCCGTTGGTGGTCAGTACGATTTAGTCGGAACTGATTATTCACGTCAGCATGTCACCAGACACGTCATGAACACTGCTAACGACATCCTAGCACAGGGTGCTTTCGGTGGTGCTGCTAGCCAGTCCTTCACCGCAGGTGCTTCCGTCACCACCAGCGGTTCAGACGGCAAGTTGCTTCAGTTCGATCCCCAGATCACTCAGCTAATCGAAGCTGGCGGCGACTGGTCATTCATGATCGTTGCAACTGATCACTTAACAAGCTCCGTCGGCGGAGCCTCCATGGATCCTTCTGCTGTTAAGTCGTTAGCACTTTACGCAGCTGCTCCCGACACTTCACTCTTGGTCTCCATGCCGTCCTCAGTTCAGGCTGGCAGCGGAATCAAGAACGTTCGTCGTCTAAACCAGCTCGGAACCTGGGATTCTGGTGCTTCCACCTTCACTCCTGACCCTCTGGCCTCACTCAGCGACAGCACAACTGCTATTCTTTGTGTCGTCTCCGGTGCAGGTGTTGCTGACACTATCTTCCAGTCAGCTGATTCCACCCTCTCAGCTTCTTTCGGTATCACTGATGCCGTCTCTGTTGCTGGTGGTACTGGTGGCACTCTTGTTATTCCTAGCTTTGAGTCCAACTTCGCTTCAGCTCCTGAGCCTGTCATCCCTGAGATCGACATCAAGATCGAGTCCATCGCCGTCACAGCTGCTACTCGCAAGCTACGCGCTCGCTGGTCACCCGAACTCGCTCAGGATCTCAACGCTTACCACAGCATGGACGCTGAGGTTGAGCTCACTCAGATCCTCTCCGAGCAGATTGCTCTCGAGATCGATCGCGAGATCCTCAACGATCTCCTCACTGAAGCTAAGGGCGCTAACTTCTACTGGAGCCGTAGCCCCGGTAAGTTCGTCAACAAGAGAACTGGTGCAGCTGTTGAGTTAGCTTCATCACTCGCCACTGGACCTCAGTTCACCGGCACCGTCCGTGAGTGGTACGAGACTCTCGTTGAGACCATCATCGATGTTGCCAACGAGATCCACAGAAAGACTCTTCGTGGTTCAGCCAACTTCATCGTGTGCTCACCTGAAGTTGCTACCATCTTCGAGGCTTCTGTCCTCTACAAGCCCTCCCTCAGAATTGACGGTCAGGGTCAGGTCGGTGGTGAGTTCACCCTCGGCGCTGCTGCAATCGGTAGCTTGAGCAACCGTTTCACAGTCTACAAGGACCCTTACTTCCCCCGCAACAAGATCCTTGTTGGTTATAAGGGCGGTTCCTACCTCGAGACTGGTTACGTCTATGCTCCTTACGTTCCCCTCATCGTCACCCCCACCATCTTCGCTCCTGAGGACTTCACTCCCCGTAAGGGCGTGATGACCCGCTACGGCAAGAAGATGGTCCGTGCCGACTTCTACGGAACTGTTACCTGCATGGACATGGACATTATCTGATAACGTCCATTCTGTGAGTTAGCAAGGCCCCTCTTCGGAGGGGCCTTTTTTGTTTTACAATCTCTCTTTATGATGTATTTTATTAAAGAAGTGCAAGCTTCATCACACATATACACACACATAGGAGAATAAAATGGGTGATAACAATAACAGCGGGTACGAGCTCCGAACTGATTTGCTCGGAATGGCTATTGGAATTGTCTCAGAAAGAATTCGGCGCCAGTTTGAAAATGAACATCTCAAGCCAGAAGGTACGCGTCAACCAGTTGAACCTTACACAACTGAAGATATTATTACAGAAGCTGAAAAGCTTTATGCATTTGTTCAGCAGAAATAATACATAAATTATTACTTTTCTGGAGTTCTCATTAGAGAGCTCCTTTTTTATTTGCGTGTACTTTTTAAGAATTTAAAATATTATAAGGGCATAGGAGTTTTTATGTACCAAGAAGATATTGAAACAAACGAA